TCTCCATTTAATGAACTAGGAAAGTTATTAATAGTAACTGTAGCTGGTGTTCCATCAGTTGTACGTCCAGTTGTAGATACACCTGAACCATTAACAACAACTCCAGCTGCATTATTAATACTGACAACAACACCGTTAGCTGGCATGTTAGATGTAGTTGGGAAACTTACCTCATCAGCAATGGTTATAAAACCACCTATAGCTGTTTGAGAACTAGCAACGTGAGCAGCAATAACTTTAGAAGAAGGTATTTCTGCATCACTAGTTGTGTCTAATGTTCCACTAGAAGTTTTGAAGGACTTACCAGAAACAATATTAAGTTGAGCTGTAGTAGCTGTTACACCGTCAAGTTTATTCAACTCACTAGTATTAGCTGTAACCCCGTCTATAACTTGCTTCTCAGCATCTGTTAAAGCATTAGTCTGAGTATTTGATTCATATGCAGTTTTAATTTCTGCTGCTGTTTGGTCAGCAGTAGCACTAGCTTCTATTGCAGCTAACTTTGATTGTTCAGCATCACTAAATTCATTCGTATCTGAATTAGATTCATATAGTGTTTTAATCTCAGTTGCTGTCTGATCCGCTGTAGCAGATGTTTCTATACCAGATAGCTTAGTTTTCTCTGCATCTGTATATGCATTTGTATTACTGTTGTTCTCATATGCAGTTTTTATTTCTGCATCAGTTTGATCTGCAGTAGCTGAAGCCTCAATAGCATTAAGCTTAGAATGATCAGCATCTGTAAAGACGTTTGAATCTGTAGCAGCTTCCACCGCTGTTCTAATTTCAGCATTAGTTTGATCTGCTGTAGCTGCTGTTTCTATTCCGTCTAATTTTGTTTTATCTGCTCCCGACATATAACCAGATGCAGAGGTAGTTGCATTAGCAATATTTAGCTTTGATTGAGCTATTGCTGCACTGGAATTAATATCAGCATTAACAATGCTGTCATCAATAATTGAGGCTGAACCCCAAGTCTTATTGTCAACATAGGTTTTATTAGTTCCATCAGTGTTTGCTGTTGGAGTACCTACGTTAGTCAGTTTGTTATTACCTAATGAAAGATCCCCTTGCATAGGGTCATCACCCAACGTACTCATAGAGTTGTTGTCTACTTCTTGAGCCGTATATAGGATTTGGTCAAAGTCGTTATTTAAGTCTTCCGCTTTAATTGCTGAACCTGGGTAGAACGTTGCTTTCTTAGCATCGTTATTAGTGTTCCTAAATATAATAATAGCAGCTCCGTTAGCTGGAGCTGTATTCATTGAGATTGTTGTAGCGTTGGCAAAAGAGTATGTAGTTGTGGCTTGAGTTGTACCGTTGATTTTAACACCAACGTCAGTCTGGGCTAAATATGGAAATGTAAATGAATAGTTCGTTGTAGAACCATTCCCTGTGTAATTCTGTTGTGTGACAGCCATTTACGCTATGTATAAATTATAGGTGGTTTATTTGTAGGGCAGTTTTTCTAATTCTTTAATTTTATCACTTATTGTATTTGCACCTGTATGATCTCCTCTCTTTCTTTTCTTATTACCTATTACTTGTAATTGATGAACAAAGTTTAAGCGTTGAGCTTTACCTCCGTATTCTTGGTCATTAATAAGCATAGTCCAAGCTTGTCGTTTAGCTGTTTTAAATACTTCTTGGATTACTGGACCATGGACTGTATTAGCAGCTTCAAAGATATCTCCTCTATCTCTGGCTCTTTCCATCTTAAAAATAGAATTTCTAATACTATCATTTTTAATAAATAATTTTTCTAATTGTTTTTCTATATTCTGTTGACCCATATAGAATTGATATTTAGATTTAAGATCTGGATAGCCTTCTAAAGACTCACCATTAGGACCAGTATTAAAGGTTTGTTTTAAATTCAAACCACTTCTAAATAACATCTCTCTAGTTTCATTAGTACCTACGTTTAAACTAATAGGTAATACAGCGTTAACTAAACGTACTATAGGATTCCAATCTTTAAGTTTACTACCATCTAATATATCATATCTATATGGTAGCATTTCTCCTGGAGTTACAACATCAGCCCATAGGTTTCTATTACCTACACTTTGCCAAAATCCAGATTCTAGTTCTCTCATTCCTGGAGATAGTACTTTACCTATTTCATTCCTCATACCTGATAAAGGTACTTGGTTATTAGCTAAGTTAGCCATTGCTCTAGGTAAATCACCACCTTGACTGGTTAATAAATCTTGAATTTGCAATAGACCAGCTAAGAATGTTTTATTAGTAACATTAGCACTAAGCATGTAAGACATCTTACCAAACCAGTTACCAGCCCATTCATCACCCATTACTTTTTGAGCATCAGCAATATCTGCTGCTAAACTAAAGAATGAGTTAAAAGGTTCTAATGATTCATAACTAACATACACATTACCTATTCTAAAGGATCTAGGTTGCCAACCATTTTGCATCCAAGTATTTTTTAACTGTCTATCTGGAGGACCATTACCAGTAATATCACCATTCAATGCCATCCAAGCAGCAGTAGCTGTAACACCATATCCTATGGCTACTCTACCTTGAGCTACGGATTGAGCTATTTCTAAATCAGCTTGGCTCTTAATACCATACTGAAGCATCTCAGGATCATCCCAAGCTTTAGACATAATGTCTGAGTTTTCTTTTAAAACTCTATTTAAAAGAGGAGTGTATTTAGTTGTCATCATTAGAGCATTAACACCCGTCCTAGCAAATAGAAAGTAAGGACGTAAGAATGGTGTTTCTGCAAAAGCTTTATCCATTGCCTTTGCAAAGCCAGTTAACTCTTGTGTAAGCTTAGCTTCATTACCAGCAAAGATAGCCATTTCATCATGTATATTTCCATCAGCAGTAAAAACTCTTCCTTCAAATTCTTTTTCAGTTTGTTTTACTAGATTATCTAAATCAGTATCAGACACAACTTTACCAGAATCTATAGTACGAGAATAAACATCATCAAAAGCTAGTTGTCTTTGCCTTGCTCTACCTATTATTTGAGAGAAGAAAACATCCATAGACTTCATTATACGAGGTCCATAGCTTAAGAATGGTAGTTTATTGATATTTCTAAGAGAATCAGCTAGTTTTGCTTGTGCTTTATCACCGACAGTACCATAGGTATCCATGTATTTCATCATGGCATTCCATTCAGTATCTACTTTTTGTTGTGTAAAACCTCTCCAACCTTCTTCATGCATTTGATAGCCTTTAAAATCAGCAATAGCTTTAGCCCAAGCTTCATTCCTTGCTTCTACCATAGCACCTAAAGAATGGTATGCACCACGTAAGACTCTGTCATTACCTTTACCTGTTGCTCCTAATACAGTAGCTACTGGACGTAATACAGTACCTAACCCAGTACCAACTAAAGCTCTTACTGGAGTTTTAGGACCAGACAACATAGAGTTTATACCCATTGTTGCCATTTCATTTAAAACAGCATTACGTTGATAACCATCTGCTCCTTTATATCCTCTTAGCTTTCGTTTAAAGAATGCATCAAAGTCTTTCCAAGTTTGAGCTTTACCACCACCTGTAGCTGTAAAATGCATAAACTGTTCAAGTAAATCATCATCTATATCACTTCTTAATAAAGTTTTAAAAGTATTAACTTCATTCTGAGCAGCTTGAGAGGCTTTAGCCATAGTTTTTTTAAACTCATCTACGCCACCAAAAGCTCTTAATCTCCATGAATGTGTTGCTGAAGCTTCTTTTCTTAAACGTGCTATAACACCATAACGTGCCATAATATTATCTAATAAAGAACCTTGTGCTGAAAGATCTACTTCTTTCATAACACTAAGACCAGCTTGTGCTAAATCTCTTGACTCTTTAAGTAACTGACCTAGTATAACATCAGCAGCTCTAACTTGTATATGGTTAAAAGTAGAAACGTTAAATCCTTTACTTATTTCTATTTGATCAGGATTACCAAAACTTGTCTTTACCCACTTTTCTAAATCATCTGAAGGTATATCACTTAATCTACCATTACCAGATTCACTAAGAAATTTCATTAATTCATTAGTAATATCTTTTAAATCATCTTTAGTAGCAGCACCTTCAAGTTCTAAGTAAGCTGGACTCCTACCTAATGAATCAGCAATTTTATCTAGTTCTTCAATAGTGGCTCCTGGAGCTGAATATTCAATTCTTCTAATATTAGCTTCAGTTAAAGTACCTCTAGGAGAACCATCTTTTTGACTTAAATCATTTCTAATTTTAATCTGATCTCTAACACCTTCTACAGAATTATCACTACTAGATAGTGCTGGATTGTCTGTAGAGTCTCCTCCTTTATAATAAGCAGGGTTTTCTCTTGGACTACCTTGAGATAGGTCAAACTCTAATTGTTCTACAGCAAGTTCTTTTTGAGCTTTAGCTTGGTTAGAAGCTCTAGTAGACATGTCTCTAACACTTCCCCACTCAATACCATTCTCCTTAGCAAAAGATTCCATAACCTCTTGCTTTTCTGTTTTGCTTAGGTTATCCCAAGCTTTTAATGGTTTAACATTCTTAGGTTTCCAAGATTCTATATCTTGTATTTTTTCATCAAAGCCACGCTGTACTTTCCAAAGTTTATCCATCTCAGCCATGACTGTTTTATCAGTTATATCTTTAGATTGAAGTGTATTCATCTTTTTAACTGATTCTTCACGCTTAGCTAAAAGTGTTTTTAATTGTTTAGCTCTTGGATTTTTTTGTTTAGGAGGATTAGCTCTTCTCTTTTCATATACAACCTTTGCACCAATTTCTACTTGACTAGCTTTAGCTGTATAATCTATGTCTTCACTTTTATCAATAACTTTCTGCAAAGGTGTCATTGCTTTACTTTTCTTTGCAGTTTTCTTAGCATTAATAGAATAAGATCTAAAACCCCATCCAGCTGCTTCAATAGCTGTATCAAATAAACCTCCAATCATTAAACCTTCGCCTATATTATATACAGACTTAAGAGCTGGAGACATATTTTCTTTAGTAGCAACAGGGTTTAATACTGTAGCCCATTCAGGTTTAATATCAATTAAAGCTCTAGCTAAGTTCTGCTCTTGAGATTGATTGCTAACAACATCATAAGTAGCACCTTGTGCGGCTCCCATTGCAACTCTACCTAACCTAGTAGCTTTACCAGCTGTGGCTAAACCTTTAAGACCCTTTACGCTCCACATAACCTTACCAGCACCAACAAAACCACCAGCTAATTCAACGCCACCTTGTATAAACTTACCCCATCTTGTTCGTGTAATAGGTTTACTTTTGATAATCCATGGAGCATCAAATGTATAAGGGTTATTAGGATCAGTTGCTTGGTAAAAACGTTTATCAAATAATTTAGGCAATGAACCTACACTATTTACAAAATCAATACCACCAGCTACTACAGCTTTGGAAGCTTCTTTAACGTTATCACCTAAGTTATAGTCTTTAACGTCTTTTTGAAGTGGTTCGGTAGACTCTTCAGCTTGAGGAGTTACTTCTTTAACTTCCTCTTCTTCTTCTTGTAGATTATCTACATCAACGTTTGAATCTTTTAAACGTTGTTTAATTTGTTCTAGTCTATCCATTATCTACCTTTAGTAAGAGTTAGTAGTGTATCATTGATTTCCTCTCTAAATTGTAACGGGTCAAACCCTGCTTCAAGAAGATTAGTTTTAACTGAATAAAGTTTATTAAGTATTACTTTCTTTTCATTCTCTTGATATACTTTATCTTCACCTTTTACATGGCCCCATTCTTGTCCTATACCTTTAATAGGAGCATATGCATCTAAACTTGAATTAGAAAAGAAAGAGCCAGCACGTTCCCACAGCATAATAGCTCCAAGTTTACGTTGAGTTGCCTCATCAAATAAATCAGTTTCAGATACAAAACCTCTAGCAATAAAAGAATCTAATTGTCCAGGTTCTATTTGAAAAGCACCTACTACATTAGTTCTACCTTTGTTTTGATTATTAACAATTTCTGAAACAGTCATTTCTGTTAAAGGTTTTTTATGAATCAAAGTTCCAGTAGACATCATACCACCATTAGGGCTTTGCATAGCATCAAACCCGTCGTATTGAGTATCAGCTTCCATCACTTCTTTATTTTTAATCAAATCTAACATTGGATTAAATGAATCTAAATCTTGATTTGTAAGTTTAGTTGTGATAGACATAGCTCTAGCTGTCTTAGCTAAAGTAGGTTTGTTACTAAATATTCTTTTTACTGTAGGGTGTACATAACCATAAGTTTTAGCACCTCCTATTGGTTCAATAGTTTTCCTACCATTATAAGTTAGAATGGTATTCATTACTTCCCAAGGATCTTTAGTAGGATGAGCTGAAGCTATATGTAATAACCATGTTGGTAATTTATTAGTTAATTGAACTTCTTCTTCAAGACTGTTTAAATCTTCAAGAGATATAGCTCCTGGAGTTCCAGCTTTAAGAGTAATAAAACCTTTATTACGTTCAGATTCAACTAGATAATAAGACAACCGTGTGTCTCTATGCTTTTCTTTTTTTATATAGTTAAAACCACCACCATCTCCATAAACTACACTACCTTTAGGATCTGTAATAACAGAATATTTACCATCATTTTTTTTAATTGAAGCAGCTAGTTCAGTACTTTCACCTAACCACGCTGAATCCGCATCTTTATACTTACCAGATATAACAGCTTTTAAAACTCTATTTGATAAATCTTTTAACGCATAACCTTCCATGATTAAAACATCAGAAGTACGTTGATCAGCATTAGCAATTGTATTTTTAGCTACTTCTGAAATAGCATTTTTAACTGCATTCCTTGATTGAGTTTTAATTTTGTCATCTGCTTTATTAGGACCATCTCTAGTTTTCTTAGCATAGTCAGCATAAAGTTCTTTAGGAATCCAAGGAGAACCATACAAGGTTGCCATAGTTAAATTATCGTCTTCAACCATACCATCTAATCTGCTTTTAGCTGATTGAATGTCTAAAGTCTCTGTATTACGATAAGTGTTAATCCATGACGGTACTTCTCTAAACGGAAACTCTTGTTTATATTGAGTTGAAATAGTATCTAATTCAGCATCATTTAATCTACGTCCTATTTCAGCTGTAGCTGTAACAACACGTTGTTGCTGTAGTTGATCAAATGATTTCCATTTAGCTTCTTCTTGTTGTTCTACTAATCTAGCTCTATCATTTAAAGCTTCTTCAATAGGAACAAAATCATCTTTCCATTGATCACCTAATAGTACTTCTTTTTCACCAACTTTAACTGAAGTATTTCTAATTGTATTCCATTGCTCTCTGGTAAGCTCACCAGTCTTAGCCATTTCTGTAAAAATAGAAGCTCCTAATCTACGTGCTCTACCACGTTGGTCTGGATCACCTCCTGATTCAGAATTAATCCATTCAAGAAAACCTTGGCCAGGTGTCTTACCACCATCTCCAAATACTTTAGCTTGTAAATTAGTTGTTTGTGTTTCTAATTCAATAGCTTTATAAGCATTAGTATCTCTAGAAAACTGAGCTGCCATACGTGTGTCATGCTCAGAATCCATATATGGTCTTAGATGTTTAGCAACAAATGCATCATCATAGCCTTGACCTTCTTCTCCATACTGGAATTTAGCAATATATTTACTTTCCCAATATCTCATGCCAGCTCTATAATCTGAAGAATAGACACCTTTCTCATCCCCCTCCATGTCAGCTAATGACATGTTTAATCCAGGAATTTTTGTATGTAAATTCTCGTTAAGGAATTGAGGATAATGATTTTTACCAGCATTGCTAAGTAATAATTCTTGTGCTCCAAGTAGTTTACGACCACTTAGATTCATTACTTGCATTAAAACTTCTGGAGAAGCTCCTCCTTTTTCTAGTCTTAATTTAACACGGTTCATAGCCGCATCAGCCCAGTCAATGTTTTGACCAGCAAACTTAAATGCTTTAGCTTCTTGTGCTGATAAACCCCATCTAGTAGCTACCTCAGCTCCAATCTCTTTAAGACGTTCTCCTCTTTGCTCTTCAAAGTCTACATAGTTTTTAAAAGCTTTAGGTATTAAAGTTTTTAATTTATTAAACTGTTCGTTTTCAAACTCTTCAGTTTTAACATCATTTAACCTAGTCTTATAGTGTTGCAATTCAGCATCACGGTAAGCTTCAGCAAACTCAGTTTTTAAATTAAAGTTCTTTTCTCTAACTTGTTCTTCTAAACGTTGTGTATCTTTAAGTGAGTTTAAATATTCTTTTCTGTTCCTAAGCTCCGCTTCTTGGACATCTCTCATACCACGTATGGTATTCTCAGATTCTTGTAGAATCCTCGTAGAGACATCGGGAGCTTGAATAGGATCAAAGGCTTTACGTGCGACTTGTCGCCTGTAAGATTTTTGTTTCATTAGTAATTAACCAAATAATGCGGTTCCTATACCTAAAGCCCAACCGACTGGACCAGCAGCTGTTCCTAATAGACTTGTAGCACCTCCAACGGCTGAACCAACAGCAATACCACTTGCAACACTAGACAAAGCATCACTAATACCAGTCTGAGCCTTAGCACCTTTAATAGGTTCTGGTGGTTTACTAGGCATTAATGGATCTTGCCATTGTGTTTCGGGTAATTCTATAGGTTTAGGAGCTGTAGGTGCTCTAGTAGGTTTAAGCATACGTGCAGCATCTGCTCTCATGTCAGCTCCAATCTTAGCAATAGTTATATCTTTCATGTTTAACGCTGAAGCTTTAGCTGCGTTCTCTAATTGTTTTTCTATAATCTCTACATTTGTTTTAAACTTAGAACCAGTATTAGTTAGATCCCAATCTGTTTTCTTCATACTGAATCCAGCTTTGTTGCGAGCTGTATCTAATTTACGACCAGCTTCTCTAACATCTAGATTAGTATTCTCCATTGCATCTAAGACACCTTTTCTAATACCTTCTAAATCTAAATCTCCTGTTTGATTACTTATGTTTAGATCACGATCTATCTCTTCTGTTTGAAGTTTAGTTCTAGTTAGATTATCTAGACTACTTAAATCAAGTTTATCTAAAGCAACATTAGATTTAGCAGTTGAAGTTAAAGCTGTTCTTCTATTTTCTTTAGCTCTAGCATCAGCTATCTTCTCTCCTCTTATTAATGATTCTACATTATATTGATTCTGTCTGCCTACTTCTGCAAGCATAATTTGAATTTGTTTACCTGTAGATCTACCAGCACCACTTGCTTGAGCTGCTCCTAGTTTCTTCAAAGCTTCTATATTAGCTTCTGTAGTATTAAAAGCATTCTTAGCTTTAGCGTTGCTTATCTCTCTACGGATTAAATCGTTTTCAAAATCAGCTTTACCTTTAGCATCTTTAACATCTATACCTAATGCATACTTATCAAAGGTAGTCATACCTTCTTTAGTCATAGCATCTTGTACAGTTATATCTTTGCTAAACTTAGAAGATCCAGCTTTACCAGTCATGGCTATTTGTTGTTTAGCCGTAGCTAACCTTGAACCAGACATGTCTTGTTTTAGTTTAGTTAGAGCACCAGTCTTCTGATAATCTAACATTCCTTCTGTATCTTTTAATCCTAATTTAGCACTAACTTTATCAAACCCTGCAGCTCCAGTAGCTTCAAATAAATCTTGAACAAGTTCCTTATGGTCAAAAACAGAGGCTGTAAATTCTTCATCTAAAACTTGACGTTCTCTATCCATTGCAAGTTCCATTGCCTTAACATTGAAACCCAATTGTTTACCGTAAGTCTCTTCTGATTTATTAAAAGCTTCCATTTGTTTTTGGAAACCAAATTCTTGTATAGCTAAACCATGAGCATAATTCTGATTAGCAGTATCCATTTGATACTTCTTATTCAGCTGATCATTAGCTTTTGCTATATCTATCCCTTTTTGTTGATGGTCAAATTTTTGCCAAGCTTGACCTACTTGAGTAAGATCATTCTTAGGATCATCATCAGCTAGTGATGCATCAACATCTGCTTGAGTAGCCCAGTTAAAATCATAGACTTTAGTGTCGTACTCATACGTTTTTTCTATCTGTTTATTCTGAGCTTTAGTTGCACTGTTCCCTCCTAAACATCCCATAGGTTAATCTCCTAGTTTATTTTTAAATGTACGTCTAATCAATTCAGAAATATAATGCATACGCTTATACCCTTGAGTGAGTAGAGCTACGATTGGTACTACTTCATGATGGGTATCACGCCATACATGAGCATATATTTGATCTGTCTCATCTCCATCTTCTCTTAAATTAGCAGCCATCCATGCGTTCCACATAGATATATGCTGAGATAATAAAGTACTTCTATGTTGATTAAAAAATGGATTAGTTGGAAGCTTAATAAATAAATAATCAAAAGCTTCTAACAAATCATCTCTACTAACAACTTGATCTTGATCATATATATCATCCATAACTCTAGTAATACGAGCAATCATCCATAAGTATTCAGCAGCATCTTGGTTCTTACCAGCTGCTTTATTGATAATAGCAAATGTTTGTTGCTGTATATCTTCTCTCTCTTGGGCGGTAGTCATTATCTTCTTTGGTAATATTTAGGTGAATAGTACCCTTCCCACATCATTGAATTAACTGATACTGGGAAAGGTGTGTTGCTGTAGACACGAAGAGTAAACCCATCGTTCTTAGCATGTATAGGTATAGTTACTACCGTTTGATCAGCTAATGGAACATCATTAGCTAGATAGTAGTTAGCTTGTGGTACAGGTTCTACGTCTGTAAATTCACTTGTACCTAATCTACTTAATTTAAAACCTACTTCTCCAGATAATCCAGTAAAGAATTTCATACGAGCTATAGCTAGTGAAGCTGAGTAATCAGAAACTCTACCATCATCATCTAATTTATAATAAGTTTTAGGTAAAGTTAAATCATAAGTATAAGCAAAACCTACAATTACTTTACTAGCTACACTTGTTAAGTTTTTAAAAGGTACTTTATAATAGGTTCCAGATCCATCAGTTGCAACTGTTGGAGTGATAGTAAAACCAGATTCAACATAAGTAGGGTTAGTAAGATCAGACGCATCACTACTGACCACTAAAACGGGCGTTAACCCCGTTACATTGTTGAATGGGATATAACATTTAGAAAAAGGATTAACAGGGTCTGTGGTGTCATATGAGACGGAACTAGCAGTAGCATATAAATCCACACATGGGTTCATTTTTTGACCATCAGAGTTAACAAGAATTGTTTCCTCTGGAGTTTGGTTTAAACTTGCACTACATAATGTGTACTGACTGCCTTGTTCTGTTACTGCATAAAGAACATCTGAATCTACAGAAAGAAACTGAACGTTTCCTGGTAAAGACCATCTAAACCAAGACTGCATCAACTCTTCTCTACCATCACTATGAGTTCTATAAAGATAGACATCAGCTTTAGTAGGACCATACATAGCAATAAAGGAGTTCTGTGGGCTTGCCACTAAACTCGTAATAGTACTAGGTATCCATTCAGACACAACTTTACTTGTATCTAATACAATAGGGTTCATCTCTTGACCAGATGTAGTCATCTGAAACACCCTTGCATATCCTGTAGCTTTACTTATGAAATTAATATTAGTTCCACTGTCTACTGGATCAATATTAATATCCATCTCATAGTTTGAGATACCACGTATGATAGTAGCTGAAGGTGTAAAGATACCATTAGGTGCAAACATCAAGAACTGTTGGTTCTTACTAAATAGTATTAAACCCTGTGCTGTTGGTATAACACCAGTAAGCAACGTTGGTCTGATACTTGAAGTATTAAGATCTACTGGATCAGAATCAATTTGAGTTAAAGCTGATACATGATAGAAGTTATAGAACTCATTAGCTTGACTCATGGACACATTATCTTTAGTCAAGAATCCAAGGCGGCTGCTATGGAAAAATGACTGTTGAATTTTTTGGCCCACAAATGTAGGGTGTGAGTTAGTTAGATCATCTCCAACTAATCTAGCTGTCCATGATATTGGTTGGAAAGTAAATGTATTAGTTCCTGTATTAACTAGCTCATGTGGCATAGTAGAAGCAGTAAGTCCAACTGAAACATCTGGAGCTATATACTCTTCCCAATAACCAGCACCTGATGTAGCATTGTCTGCTATAAATCTAGAGTAATAAGTATCTTCATTGGAATTAGCAGTATTTAATACTTTAACTACTCTATGATGTTTGGATCTATCTGGTAATCCTGATACATTTGCTACTTGGTTTTGATAAGTATCAAGACGATCATTATCTGTACCACCTTTACCAGTTAAAGTAAAAGCACTTGAACAGCTTAGCTCAAGAGAGGTATCTAATTGAGTAACAGTTAATCCTGATATACTTAATGCATTAATACTATTCTTAAGATTAGTTAATATAGTATCTATATTAGCACTGCTGCCTGTATTATAAGTTACTGTAGAACCATTTATTGTAACACTATATGTAGTGTTTAAAGTTACAGCTCTAATTCTAACAGTACCTACTTTGTTAGCTGTAAAGGATGGAGCTGTTTGAGTAGTTACTGTTATAAGTTTATTTGTTACAATAGTAGTATCTTGTACAGTAAGTACATCATAGTTATCTGCTGTTGTACCAGTTAAATAACTTCCACCATTGTTTGTTACAGTAGCTACAGCTCCAGAAGTAGCATTCCAAATGTATATATTAGAACCTTTAATACATCCTACATATTTTTCATCCCCATCTCTGTGAATATAAAACCACTTTGCATTTGTGTAAGTACCACCACTAGCAAGAGCTTTGATAAATTTAAAACCTGGCCGCTTTGTTAATCCAAATGTAGGATCTGGATAAGCATTTAAGCAATCAGTTAATTGACCTGGAAGTTTCTTAGTATCTGGTTGACGAGAAACACCACCTAGATAACTTGGAATTGTTTGTGTAACACTAGGCATTATCTTTGTAAGGCTTTGTAAGGTTTGTAACTTATATAATTATTACCATCTGAAGGCTGTCCAAAGAAAGTAAACTTACCTTGATTACATTCATACTCTAAAGCCATAGCTCTAGTGTATCCTTCTTTCTCTTGGCATAGTTTATAAAGATTTGGATCTCCAACTATTTTTTGAACAACTTGACAAGTAGCTCTTGCTACTATGTAATCTTGTATAGGACGTGGTAAATCTACCCAGTCAAATAACCAGACAACATCGCAATTTACTTCTTCAGTAAATGTATGGCTGTGTGCTTGTCTGTCATATAGTTTTCCGTTTCTTCTTATTATACTTTTATCTGTATATCCTCCATCTCTATCTAAATCTATTTGTAAAATATTTGAAGGTATTGCTATTTCATTATTGTTATCAGGGGTGAATGGATAATGGAACTCTTTGTTAAAGGTCCATCCTTCAGACTGGACTTCCCGTGACACCTGTGTAAGTGTATCGTAAGCAATCGCAACGTCTGGGTTGGTTTGATCTAGAGTTGTTACAGGTGCTTGACCAACTGACGACAATATCTGATTTACTGCAGGTAATTCTTCTGCCGAGTTAGTGGTAGGTATAGCCATAGTTAAGTTATATAAATAAAAAAAAGGGAGCCGTAATGACTCCCTTGTATAGCATGTTTTAGAATGCTGAAGGTTTTGTAGCTGTACCAGCGAATAGTTCTACGCAAGCAGCAGGGTTTAGATAATCTGACCCCATTGCTAAACGTCCAAGTATCACATCACCTTGGTAAATGACGGATACATCCCCTTTAGTTACTTGAACTTGAGGACCGATAGCTTCTACAACACCAGCTGATTCACGCTGACCAATGATACCACAAGAGTTAGCAAATTCTGTTTCTTCACCATACTCATTATTGATACCAGTTACATCAGCTGCAGCATCTTCTAGTGCTTCACTAACAAATGAACCAGAGTTTCCTGGATCGGTTACTCCTGGGTTTGTAGCTGAACCAGAACCATACTTCGTACCATACTGGCTGAAGAATGGGATGTTCATTGACTTGTAGATCTTGATACCAGCAATCTCAACAATTCCATTACCCTTCTGACGGGAATCTCCTTGTTCGTCTCTGTTTACAAGTCCGTTTTCACCAACCTGTTGTATCAATTCGTAATATTGTCTTGGGTTTAACACACCAAACCTGCCGTCAGTACTTACTCCTTTTTCATCAAGAGCAGCTGCAGCATCATAAAATGCGTTTACAAGACCAGTTGCTGAATAAGCATCTGATGCGTTTGTAGTTGAACCTACACGGATCTGTGTACCACCTGGCTCTACGAAGTTAGTCTTCGTGATAGGTGATGCAGCTCTAGCTCCACGTGTAATAGCACGGAAGATTAGACGGTCATACTTTTGAGCAAGAGCGTATCCAATTTTTCTGGATATCTCAGATCTCAAATCGTAATGAGCAAGTGTCTCATCTAGCTCGTATAAGAAGGCTGAACTGATAAGTAAATCATCAACTGTAATAGTCTTCTCTGCTACTGGAGGTGCTCCATCACTGTTACCAAGAATGGAATTTCCTGGAGTATGGAACTCGGCTTTGGTGTGACCTGTGTAAATAAATTGTAAAGATTTCCCGTTCTTAAGGGTTCTCTTCATTACAAGATCCCTAGCAATTGCGTTATGCTGGAATCCTTTAAACATCTCTCCTGAAAACAGTTTCAAGTAGAGTGCTCTAGCGTCACTTGCACTATTAGACTGACCTGGACGGGTCAGCGAAGCGGTGTGAGCTGTTGATTGTTGTGCCATTGTTATGGATTAATTGGATATTAACTTTCTTCAGCTGAAATTTTTTTGATCATTTTGTTGTGGTCTATCCCACCGTCTAGACGGCAAAGGGTATCCTCGTAAGGGCCAATGCCAATTACAGAGAAGTCCGACACTGAG